GCCTCAGCGCTTGTTTAATATACCAGACGAATCGACCGGTGTCAAGTAATTTTTGAAAAAATTTTCGGCGTTTTTCATTTTTCCGCCGCGGCCGGTTTTCCCGGGCGTGAAAATGTCTCCCGGGCAGAAATCACCCGGGAGACACACGCGGGAAAATTACTTTGTGATCTGGAAAGCGCGCGTGATGGGCGCTGCCTGATAGTTGCCGCCCAGAGTTACGACCGTCACAACATAGCGGCCGGGCTCAGTCGGAGGCGTTGAGGTGCTGGAATACGGCTTCCACTTGCTGGTGAAGCCGGAGTACAGGTAGTGCACGTTGTCCTGCGAGATATCGCTGTTGCCGTTATAGCTCAGCGTCGCCTTGAAATCAAATTTCGCAGCGTCCGCAGCGGAGATCTTGCCATTGGTGAAGTTCTGATTCCACGTCAGCTTCACGCCGGAGTAGTGCTTCTTCACGAGCAGCATGCCCGTGCCAACGCCGGTCTCATAGTTTTTGTTGTTCGTCACAGCCGTGACCACATAGAGGCCCGCCTGATTCGGCGTGCCGATGGCCACACGGACATTGTCCAGCAGACCCGGCAGCTTGCTGAGCGCATCATTGAGCTTGACAAGCGTGTCAATGTCGATGTTGGCTTTCTTGAGTGCGTCCTTAATAAACTGCGGCAAATCCGCACCGCTGCTGATCACATCGCTGAGGATCTTCCGCAGCTGGCCGACCGTGGTGCCCTTGTTCATCATTTCGGAGAGCGTCGGCTGACCGGCCTGCTCAAGTGCCCAGTCGATCGCCTTGATGAGCGCTGTGTTCGTGTAACGCTCGGGCAGCTGCACGAACACGCTGGTGGTAACGTCGCTGGTCATGCCGCCATAGATGGTGTAGATGTCAAATTTATCGGCAGGGTCGGTGGTGACAAAGCCCTTGCCGAGCTTATCTTTGGCCTCTTCGGCATAGATGCTCGTCGAGTGCACCTTAACAGAGACCTTCGCCTTGTTCACGGTCAGATTGCCCTCAATAGGCGTGCTGGGACGGTAAGCCTCATCGCCATTGAAGGTCACGCGGATTTGCTGCTCGCCTGTGCCCATCTGGGGATAAGTAAGAGACTTCACCAAATCGCCTTCAAATGCGCCGCCCTTACCGCCTTCGATCGGCATATACAGATGTGCTCCGCCGCCGGTCGTCATGCCGTCAATCTCGACCTCGTTTTCTGCATAGTACTCAATCGTGAAGTCAGCCACGCTCAGTGTGCTCTTTTCGGGCAGCGTGGAGGCGTCCCAGTCGATGAGGTTTTCAAAGATCGCCTGCAGCATGACATCGGCATCCATGTTGTAGGTGATGGAAGCGCCAGATTTGAGCACGACCTCGGTCGGCTGACGGTTATCGACCATCTTGACCCGGACGCGCGTCTCCTCAAACGGCTTGTAGTCCGCATTGCCGCGCCAGGACAGGCGCAGGAGCTGATCGCCGAGACCAAACTTTCCGGCCTTGATCCCATTGAACAGATCGCTGTCGAGCACCTTGTAACTGAGGTCCTTATAGTTGGCGATCCAATCATCCGTAATGGAGGTGCCGTAAATATTATACTGCACCTTCACCAGATCGACCGGGTAGCCCGGATCGGTGCTCTCGATGAGCGCCTCGCGCAGCGCCTGCTCGGTTGCCT